TCTGATAAGACTTCCAATGTAAGTCATCTGCTATATCAAATAGTCTAGCCTTATCTTTATGTTCAGACTTTCTTAACTGTCTGCCAATACTCTGTAATACTCGTATTCTACTCTTGGATGGAGAAGAGAATACAATATTATGTAGTCTTCGGATTGAGATGCCTGTAGAGAAGGTTCCGTATGAAGCAATGATGATTGCGTTGTCTTGTTTTTCGCATAACTTACGAACATCTTCACGCATCTCAACATCAGTACCACCATAGACAAAGAAAACTTTCTTATCCTTAGTATTTAGTTTCTCTATGAGTTGGTGAAGAACCATGCCATGTTTTTCTACAAATTGAAACAGAACAAGTGTATTGCCTTTTAAATTCAAAGAAAGATTTGAAATAAATTCATTTCGTGCTTGATTTGAAATTAACCAATCTATTTCTTCTTTATATGTTAATTTTTTAATTGCTCTTCGTACTTCTTCTGGATATTGAAGAACTAAACAATCAATTGATAGTTCAGAAAGAATATCTTTATTCATTAATTCTTTTGTAGTAGTAACTTTCTTTACTCTACCAAACAATCCTTCAATTACTAATTTGTGTGTCATGCTTCCATCAAGTGTACCAGTTGTACCAATACGCCAATCGCAAGTTGTCAATTTAGACATGATAGCACTTAAAGATTTGGATTTGAATAAGTGACATTCATCTCCAATCACTGCTTCAAATTGATCAAAGTATTTCTTTGGCATTTTGTAGATACTCTGCCAAGTTGAAATAATAATTCTTTTATCAGAATCCTTGTCCTGACCCCCGTGAATCTTATGACAATGATCTCTAGTCTTCCAACCAGTCTTGGATGAATATTCAAAAAAGTCTGAATACATCTGGGTGACTAGGGATATGGTTGGGACGATTATTAGTATTTTTTTATCTTCTGGTAGAAGATTTAACAAATAACGACATAGGACATATATGATTAGACTCTTACCTGACCCTGTAGGGGACAATAGAAGGCTCCTACGCTCGTTTAAAGCGTGTAGGATCGCTTCCAACTGGTGCTGGTGGGGTTCTAGACGCTTTCCTGCAGCGTGTGGGTTCAGAGTCTTAATATACTCTATAACCTGTTCAAGAGTGATTCTATCTTTATTTTTTGTAATTCGGTTCTCAACCGAATACGATCTATCCTTTGCAAACTGGAGAACATAATCCTCAAGTCCTGCATAGATGGTCTGTCCGTAGATGTTATACAACTTGATCTGTCCGTCCCACAGTTTATTTCTGTAGGCAGGCATGAACTTATGTCCTGGGACTTTGAAGGTAAAGTAGTCAGATAACTCCTTTGCAAAACTTCTATCACAGTCCACCTTTATATAAACAGAGTCTAACGGTTCAATCACTAAATCCATATACAAGTATTTATCATATACTTCCGTTGAGGAACTTACGCCAAGAGATAGCGTCGCGTATATGAAACTGTCGATTTGTGATTCCTTTAAGGACAGAACTCAAATAATCTACCTTTTCTTCTTGAATTGACATCTTGTTCTTTAATTCAATTAGATCCTTATCAGCATCTAAATAAATGTCCACATCCTGACGAAGAATCTTTAGATCAAATGGTTCCCATCCAAGTTCCTTTAATTGATCCTCGCTGAGTTTACCACAATAGTATTCCCACTTGAGTTTGAACATCTTGGAATAGTTTGTCTTGTATCCCTGATAACGCAACTTCTCTTCGTGATAAAAGTTGAGATACTTGTTATGTAACTGAGGAATACGCAGAGACTCCTTATCGAGTTCTGTGTCTTCAAACTTCATGTCTTGTTTTGCTTGTTCAATTAATTCATTTAAAGTCATGATGTAAGTATATCACAGATTACGAACTAGTCAACATTTCAATATAATAACCAGTGTAACCAAATGAACCAGTACAAACAATTGGAGAAATATCATTTAAATTTGTTTGTAGATCTATGCTATTTAATGATAATGGAAAACAATCTCTAAAATGAAATGCTATAAATGGTTTTGATACACTGTTCATTACTAATAATGTAGCATCTGAAAAGTATTCTTTATAATTTTGTTTTGCATTTGCAAAATTTACTGTTGGTGGGATGGACACAATCCAATCATGGAGTTGCTTCCAATTTTCCATATCTTCAGCAATCATGAAATCCATATCAAAATTTTCATATGTGATTTCTCCCATAGGTTTTCTAATAGGAGTTGCAAATGGAGATGGTTGTTTCCATTCGTTTAAAGAAATACCAGGTATGTTTGCTTTTTGACAAAAATAAACCACTTGTGGAATTTTATGAAAGACTACGCGGAACTCATTCGGTTGAAGAGTATTGAGTGTCTTTGGTTCTCTTGCAATTACTGATCTTAAGAATGTTGTATCCATATAGTTATTTATGTAAATGATAAGGGGAGGTCTTTCGACCTCCCCTCTCTTAGAGACTAGATATTACCTATCAACCACCGTAACTTGCGTCATTACCGTGTAGGTTGTCTACGCGGAAGATGCGGTAGTATTGGTTTCTTCTGCGTGTTAGTCGTTGAGCGTCTGGTAGATTGTCACCTGCAAGAACGAACGGATTACTTACGATACCGTAACGAGTCTTGAAGCCAATCTTTGGTTGGAAGTTACCAGTGTCAACTGCTCTTACCATTTGTAGCGGTACATATGGGCAGTAGAAGATACCTGCGTCATATGGGCTTGTACCCTTATAACCTAGGCAAACATAGTTTACTGGGTTCCAGTTCTCAATGTGTGTTGGCATTGAGTATGGATCGATGTAAACCTTGATCTTACCGCCACCGATTGTACCTGCTAGGGTGTTACCGTTGACATCAGTGTTCATTGCATTGTTGAATGCTGGGCTGAAGTCTAAGATACCACTCATGCTTAGTGCAGATACGACATCTGGGCTGCAGATTGCCATGTTTGCACGACCTCTACGGGTTTCAGCACCGATAACATTTGCTTCTCTCTCAATTTGGAAGAGAAGACCACGGAACTTCTCAGCACTCCAACGACCGTCTGAGTCCTTCTCTAGATCGTATACGCCACCCTTGGTTGTACCAAAGACTGGTGTGCTGTATGCGTTGAGATCGGTTTGTTGAGCACCTAACTTAGCTACATCGTAGATAAGTCTTACGAGCTCGCGGTTGATTTCGAACATAATCTCGGTTGAGAGAATGTTTGCGAGTTCGGTTTCAGCATCTAGACCGTGAACTGCCTTGAGGTCTTGTGCCATTTCGATGGTGTACTCTGCCTTTAGAGCACGAGTCTTTGCTTCAACAGCTGTCTTCTCGATTGAGAATGACATTTCATTGAATGAAGAACCTGTTGGACTGGTTGGACTTGCTGCACCGAGTTTTTCACCCTCTGCAGTTGTCATACCACGACCTGCCTCAAATGCTGCGTCTGTGTTACCAGCATCGTCGGCAAAGAGTTCTGCCATTCTACCTTGGTGTGTTCCGCCCAAATTAGTGGCGCTGTAACCTGTATCGGCTTCAGCAAATAGTGCTTCTCCACCAGTTCTGTAACCAGAAGCGTTTACTGAACCATAGCGACTCTTCATTGCGAAGATTAGTCCTGTTGGTCCAGTCATTGGTTGAACACCAGCAATGTCGTATGCCATTAGATTTGGCATTGCACGACGAACGAGGCTGATGAGGATTGGATCGAATGAGTCGATGCCTTGGGTTGCGGATGGTGATGCACCACCGATTGTACCAAGACCTGTTCCTGCGATACCTTGGTAGGTTTCACGAAGGAAACGCTCTTCGTTCTCTAGAAGAACTGTTGTGCAGTACTTCTTGTAGTTGTCTTTGATCTCGGGAAGTGCCTTGTGTTCAAGGATTGGCTTCCACTTGTTTCTTGTTGACTCTGATAATGCTTGACGATTGGGGTCCATTTTTTCTAGCTCCTTTTTAGAATTCTAATTATATATATAAATCTAATTTTTTAGACTTTACCCTTGAACAGTTCTTCCGAGAACTTCGGAATACATTTTGATGGTTTCGTTGATATAACTTGGTTCGTCATTTGTTTGATTTTCTTCCATTAGATTATCAATGACTTGACCAACATTGGTGTTTTCTGTTTCTGCAGAAACTGTCTTTGTTGTACCAGTTTTTACCTTTGTATAATTCTCGACTAGAAGTTTTACCTTTGAACGGAAATCTTCTGTGCTTGAGAATTCTACATTTTCTGCTAATTTGCGAAGATTCTCTACATCAATTGTCTTTAGGGACTTTGTTTCTTCCTCAAATACTGATGTTGCTTCTAGTAAAGCGATCTTCTCCTTGAGAGCAATATTGTTCTCAAGTTCTTCATTAACTCTATTTTCTAAGTTTTCGATTGCAACAGTCATCTCATCGAATACATTGGTCTTATCTTCTGGAACTTCAATGTAGGATTCTACAAATAGGTTCTTTAGACCTTCGATAAAGTTTTCTGCAATCTCTGTACGAAGACCGTTATCTACTGCGAGTTGGTTTTCCTTTACCCACTCTTCGACAACATAAGTTAAATAATCATTAATTTTTGTCTCTAGACCTTCAGCAATTTGTACTACTTCTTCTGCTAATTTCTCTTCAAAGAGAACTGCCATTTCTTCTGTAATTGCTTGAAGATTTGTATTTAATGAAGCCTCATAAAGTGAAGATGCCTTTTCGACAAATTCTTCTGATACATCAGCACCGAAGAGTGTCTTTACATCCTCTTGTACCTTTTCTTTGTTTAGTGATGGCATTTGAACGCCAGCAAATGATGGCTTCATCTTTAATGTTGCTTGATTTGATTCTGAAGAAACATTTGTTACTTGTAGAGTTTGTGGTTGACTACCGCCACCTGGGAATGGTTGAACACCCTTTCCAGATAGATCTTGTGTACCAGATGCACTACTTGGTGCAGATGGTGTAGAAGCAGAAGCCATAGATGACTTCATTGAGAGTGATGCTTGGTTCTTACCTGCATTGCCACCCTTTGATTCTTTTGCTTCATGACCGGCTGGTTCTTTTGCTTCGTGTTCAGAACCTTCTTCAGATTCTTCCTCTTCACCTTCTTCTTCATCGCCTTCTTCTTCATCCTCATCAGCCTCTTCATATACAACTTCTTGTTGTGGGAAAAGTTCATCGAGGATTTCTTCTGCTAATTTCTTTGGATCCATTTTTAAAATCTCCTGTTATCGGTAGTCTGTTTTTATTTATAATTCTTGTAATTTTGACAAAAAGTGTTCAAATATCTTTAATTGAACTTCTTCTTGATTTCTTTTTGAAGTATTGTTCACTGCATTTTGATAATTTGATATGGTTTTTTCTTTAATTATACCATTATCCCATATCCATTCTTTACCTTCCATTATTCCGTTTACGAAGGCACCAGGAGCAGATGGGTCTGCAACAATATCAACTGCTGCTAACATAAAATCATTTTTTACATAATTAACACCATTTCTGTCCTCCAAAGAACCCATTCCTCGACTGGAAACACCTAATTTTGCACCTTCACCAATAAGACCTTCAGCAATCTTTCCCATTGGGGTATTCAAAACTTTAGCCCTACCCATGCATACATTACCTTCAAAACTGAGACTCTTCATCATATGAGAAACACGATCAAGGTTTAATTGTGGGCTTTCTGGGTGTCCTAGTTCACCAAATCCTCTGCCTTCTTTGATATATTCTGTTATATACTTATTAACTGCAGATTCTAATACATGTTGTGTATAAATTCTGCCGTTTCTATTTCGTTGTTCTGCAACCATATAAGGACCAACGATATAAAGGGATTTTTTACCGTTTTCTTCTTCGGTAATATACTTAACTTCTTGAACTGTTTCTGTAATTAGTTTCATTCTTGTCCCTCTTCTGTTTGTTCTTCTGGTGTGTTTGTGTAGAGATTATTTGCAATTTCTACTTTGCGAATACCTAATGCTTCGCCTGATTTTGTATATAAGGTATTAAAAATTTCTTTTCTAAAATCCTCAATATCACCATCAACTAATTTTTTAATTAAATCTGCCATAATATATTCCTTTCTTTTCTATTTATATTATTTATGTACTTCAACAACACATACCACCGTTTTTTTCACATTCTCCATTATAGCAAGAATACCCCATACTCATACCTCTTCCACCACCACATATTCCGCTTGGGAAACTAAAACAAACTCTAGGTGCTGATGTTGTAGTGGTTGTAGTGGTTGTAGTTGGTGCCCTTGTAGTAGTTGTTGTAGTTGGTGCCCTTGTAGTAGTTGTTGTAGTTGGTGCCCTTGTAGTAGTTGTTGTAGTTG